ATAACCGTTGGAAGCGTTAACCAACTTTAATTTTAACGCATTAATTTATATTTATTATGGCACGATTAGAACGCCCAACAAAAGCGAGCAGTAACCCTGCTCAAAAATTCCTCCACTGGAAATCGAATAAGAAATGTTTTTCTTATTGGAACAAAGAAACCGAGAAAGAAGTTGACATTGAACTACCTTTTAAGTTTCTTTTCCTTGAACACTACCACACCGTTAAAGGGTGGCACGGTGCAACCGATAAGGGGATAGTATCAAATGAAGTTTATGCGCTTGGCAGCGAGCCTCTGAATGTTCGTACATTTGCCGGTATTGATATCGCAAAGGGTCTTTATAAGGATATTAAAGATACCGTTAAAGCCGCAGGCGGTGTGTACTTCCGTAGTGTGTATGTTATGCTTGAAGATGGTACACTTGCAAATCTGCAATTAAAAGGTGCTGCCGTTGGCGGCCTTAAAAAAGAGCAGGCAGTAAAAAAAGTTGAGGTGCAAGGTTACTCCGATTTTTACAACGACAACAAAAACCTACTGGATAATCAATGGATCGAGGTAAACGCTGCTGCCGATGGTAAGAAAGGTGCAACTTCTTACGCAGTCCCGGTGTTTAGTTTAGGCCAGCCAATCGGGGCAGATGCAGATGCGGAAGCAACTAAATGCGCTAATGTACTTCAGGAATACATCAACGGGTATAAAAACGCGAAGCCAGTCGAGGACATCGAAGTTGATGTATCAGACGGTTTAGAATTCTAAACTATTAACAACCAACTATTTAACCCGCTTTATGCGGGTTTTTTTATTTTAAAGAACGAAATTAGGCCGTTGCTTTATATACCCTTATAAAAAGAAATATTTTTTTTGATAGGGTACCCCCTAAAATGCAAATCAACTTCGTTCTTTCGTTCTTTTAAAAAAAATTTTTTTTATTTAAAATACTTTTTTATATTTGTAACCGCTGCGGTCTGACAATAGCAGTGTAAGATTTTAGCCAATCGGTTGGAGTTAAGAAGTCAGACCCTTAATGAAAACTGGTTGGCATTTTTATTTTATTTTTATGAAAGATAATACCGTTTCTGTTTTCAAGGAACTTTACAAAAGCAAAGATGTTCCTTATGATGTTCCATTATGGAAAGTATTTGAACGAATTAAAGTTGGTAAATCAAAACCAATTATTGACACTATTAGAAAATGCAAGGATAAGGAGGAAGCAGATAAAATTAAAAGTACATTACCTTGTATTTTGTTTGCCGGCACATTTAAAGAACGCAATAAAAATTCATTAATAAAGCATTCGGGTTTAATGGTTGTAGATTTTGACCAATACCCAGACAAAAAAACAATGTCAGAGCATTATAAATTTTTAAAGCAAAATAATCATTTTGTAGCGTTATTTATTTCGCCAAGTGGTAAGGGTATTAAGGGAGTTGTAAGAATACCTGAATCTGATAAACTACTGCACGAAAGGTATTTTAAAGAGTTTTATAAAAAATTTAATTATGATTATTTTGACCGTTCAAATTGCAATGTAGATAGAGTATGTTATGAATCTTATGACCCCGATATTTTTATTAATTATAATGCAGAAGTTTTTAATCCTATATTAATAGATGAAGGTTTTGAAATAAAGGATAAAGTGCCACTTATTCCGATTACAGATGAAGACGCAATTATTGACCGGATAATGAAATTTAATTGGAAAAAGGATTTTGTAGAAGGAGAACGCAATTCTTTTATATTTGATTTAGCTGGTGCATTTTGTGAATATGGAGTTAGTCAATATAATGCAGAAGGATATATTTTAAATAACGTTGTAATTGGCGACTTTCCAATATCTGAAGCTATTAATACAATTAAATCGGCTTATAAATTAAGAACACCAAACTCAAAGTATTTTGAGAATTATCAGCAAATAGAAAGAATAAAAGTAGATTTAAAGAAAGGTAAAAAGGAAGTATTAAATAAATACCACATTGAGGAGGATGTTTATAATGAAATAAAGGAAGTCAGCGAAGCCGAAGATTTTTGGTACATAAACGAGAAAAATAAGATTTCGGTTAACCCTTTGAAGTATAAATTTTTTCTCGAAAGAAATGGATTTAAAAAGCATTTTCCAAATGAATCAGATAAACCGCATTTTGTCTTTATACAATCAAATAAAGTCAAAATGACAAGCATTTCAAAGATTAAGGACTTTGTGCTTAATTATCTGTTGGAACGTAAGGAGTTAGATGTTTGGAATTATTGTGCTAATTATCAGATTTTATTTTCAGAAACCTTTTTACTTATGCTTGAAAGCATCGATTTAATGATGCTTAATGATAGCCGTAAAATTTCATATGTGGCATTCCAAAACGGTATTTTAGAAATAACACCAAATGAAGTTAAATTAATTGACTTTATAGATGTTAAAGGATATATTTGGGAATCACATATTTTAAAGCGTGATTTTGTTTTGCAAGAAAACCACACAAATGATTATCAAAAATTCATTTATAATATTTCTGCTGAAAACCCTTTCCCTATTGAATGTACTATTGGCTATCTTTTAAATACACATAAGAATAGAAGTAAGATAAAGGCAGTTATTTTAAATGATGAAATAATTTCAGATAACCCAGAAGGTGGTACCGGAAAAGGTTTGTTTGTTCAAGGTTTGAGCCAAATAAGAAATACATCGATTATCGATGGTAAACAATTTGATTCAAAAAAATCATTTGCTTATCAGACCGTTTCTTTAGACACTAAAATTTTAGTGTTTGACGATGTAAAAAAGAACTTTGATTTTGAAGATAAATTTAGTATCGTATCTGAAGGACTAACTTTAGAAAGGAAAAATAAAGATGCTATTAAATTAAATGTTCACGAATCGCCTAAAATTATAATGTCTACAAATTACGCTATTAAAGGGGAAGGAAATAGCCATAATAGAAGAAGGCACGAAATAGAAATAGCACAATATTACGGCAAGGACATTACTCCAGAAGATGAATTTGGAAAGCAATTATTTGATGAATGGGAAAATGAGGAATTTCAGCGATTTGATAATTATATGGTGTATTGCATTCAGATGTATTTGAAATCAGGGTTAATTAAGCAAACTGCTAAAAATATTAAACTCCGAAAATTCATCGCTGAAACAAATATGGATTTTAATGAATGGATTTCAGATGTTGAAAATTTCCCGTTGAATATAAGGAATGATAAAGCGCAATATTTTAATGCTTTTATTACTGAAAATAAGGACTACGAACGTTGGTTAAAGCGTAACACATTTAATATTTGGGTGCAGAAGTATGCCACATTTAAAGGTTATAGATTTGAACAAGGTAATAGCAATGGAATGAAATGGTTTGGCTTATTTGAAAAGGGCGTTGAAAATAATGATAATGACGATTTAATTTTTTAATTATGAAAAGTTTAAATACACCGTACAACAATACTATTTTCAGAAGTAGGTTAGAAGCAAGATGGGCAATGTTATTCAATTGGATGAATTTACAATATGTTTATGAGCCGGAATGTTACATTTTATCAAATGGACAAAAATACACGCCTGATTTCTATATTTCAAAATATGATTTAAATATTGAAATAAAGCCAAATTTTGACTGGTTAAATAATGAATACCATATTAATAGGTATAAATTATTTGAAAAAAAATTATTGGTTTTAAGTGGCGATTTTCCAAATTTCAATGTAAATGTATTATTTAATGATTATGAACAAGGCAGTTTAAATAATGTTGTATTTTGTCCATATACTAAATATCAGCCATTTTTTTATACTGACTATGATTTAGGAAGTGATGAAGATGAATTTTCAAATGAATATGTTGTGGAATTATCTTTTGTAAATTCACATAGATTTTATTAAGATGCAACCACGCGAGTATCAAACAGAAATAGCCGAGAGGGCGGCAGCGATTTTAAGCAATCGCAAAATTGTTTACATCGCTGCCGAAGTGCGGACTGGTAAAACCGTAATGGCGTTACTGACAGCGCAAAAGTTGGGTTTTAAAAATGTGCTATTTCTAACAAAAAAGAAAGCCATCAGCAGCATTGAATGGGACTATAATAACTTCGGTTTTGATTTCAATTTGACGGTTATAAACGATGAAAGTCTGCACCTGATTACGGGTAAATTTGATTTATTAATACACGATGAACACCATCGCGTGGCATCGTTCCCGAAGCCCGGTAAAACTGCAAAGGATTTGAAGCATCGCTTTTCGCGGTTGCCTATGATTTTTTTATCAGGCACACCAACGCCCGAAAGCTATTCGCAATGGTACCACCAATTTTGGATTTCTGACTATTCGCCTTTTTCAAAGTGGACTAACTTCTATAAATGGGCAGCCGAATTCGTGAACGTAAAGCAGCGGCATTTAGGTTATGCAACCGTCAATGATTATTCAGATGGGAAAAAAGATACTATTTACAGATGGATAAAGCCGTATGTTATAACATTCACGCAAAAGCAGGCGGGGTTTACTTCGGCGGTTTCAGAAATGGTACTGGAGTGCGAAATGCAACCCGTTACAAATTACTTAATTAATAAACTACGGCGGGATTTGATCCTTAAAAGCAAAGAGGGTAAGACCGTTTTAGCCGATACGGGTGTGAAATTGATGCAGAAAATACACCAGCTTTCGAGTGGAACGGTTAAATTTGAGGATGAAACAAGCAAGGTAATAGATACAAGCAAAGCGGAATATATAGCGGATAAATTTAAGGACTATAAAATTGCTATTTTCTATAAATTTAAGGCCGAACTGGATGCACTAAAAAAGATTTTAGGCAATAAATTAACTACTGATTTGGATGAGTTTAACGCATCCGAGAAATGGATTGCCTTGCAAATGATTTCAGGCCGAGAGGGAATAAGTTTAAAGGCGGCTGATTACCTTGTTTATTATAACATTGACTTTTCAGCAGTTAGTTATTGGCAGAGCCGCGACAGATTAACGACAATGGAACGGCTTAATAATGAGGTTTTTTATATATTTGGCAAAGGTGGAATAGAATATAAAATTTATAAAGCCGTAAAGGATAAAAAAGACTACACCCTTTCACTTTTTAAGCGCGATTATGGAACAGCAAGTACAGACTAAAATTAAGAATAAGCTAAAAGCCGATGGGTGGCTTGTGGTAAAATTGATTAAAACATCGATGAACGGCATACCTGA